GGCGGCAGCCGATGCGTCTACGGGTATTGGGCACTATAACACTAGCCCCGGATCGGGGATCGCGGCTCACGGGTCCAGATTAGCTGGGGACGGGTCGCGGCTCACGGTCCGGGGTTTCTTTTTTCGGCCTATATAGTGATTTATTCTCCAGAAATAAAAATAAAATATTTGGTCAAAATAGCCGTAACCGGTGTAACCGTGTAACTTTCGGCTAAAAACCCTTTATATATATAGGGTTAAGTAGACACACAAAGTCGGTTTTAAAAAAGTGCCGGAACCGGGGTTTATGTAACTTGCAGAATTGCCTCAATGGGGGGGTAAATGGTTTTTAAAAAAAAAATGATTTCAGAAATGGATTGTATATAAAGGCGGTTTATGGGTACAATCGCATACGACAGAAGGGGATACGAATGACTGCACGGTCAGACAAGATCACGTGGCGCGGTAAGAACAAACAAAAGATTGGGCAGGGCGAGGTTGGGCGTCCGGGCGTATCGGTAAACACTCCGCTGACCCGAAGGCAGGAATTGTTTGTAAAAGAGCTGGTCGCAAAGGATGGCCAGATCACACTGCGCGAGGCCGCCATTAACGCGGGGTATACGGCAGGCTCTGCACACACCCGTGCATATGAGCTGACAAATCCGGATCATAGCCCACACGTCTGCGCAGCGATCCAAGCATACCGACAAGAGCTGGACGAGAAATATGGAGTGACGTACCAGCGCCATCTGCGCGACCTGCAAAAGATCAGGGACGTGGCTTTGCAGAACGGGGCATACTCTGCTGCCGTCCAGGCCGAGTACCGACGAGGGCAGGCGCAGGGGGATATTTATGTTTCCAAATCCGAAATCCGTCATGGCAGCATCGACAGTATGTCGAAGGACGAGGTCATGAAGGCCTTAGAGGAGCTAAAACAGTCTAATGGCGAAATCACTATCGACATTACTCCCGAAAGAACGAGCGATACCGACGACGGCAGCGAACAGGGAGAGCGGGTTCTGGAGGACGATGAAAGCGGGGATGGCGACGACGAACCGGAACCTGACGGCGACCCGTCTTGAGTCGTGGGCGTTGCCGGGCGTTCCAGACGTCATGCTCTGCGATGAGCGGGGTAAGTTCCATTTTGTCGAACTAAAGGCCACAGCGGGCCGCGCAGTCGATTTACGGCCCCATCAGGTCGCGTGGCTCCACCGACATGCGAAGTTAAAGGCCAGCGTTTGGGTTTTGGTGCTGAAAGTCGCGACGAAAACCAAGCCCCAGGAAGTGCGTTTGTATCCGGGATCGAAAGCCTCCGACCTAAAACTGGAGGGCATGGCGGTTGAGCCGCTGTACCTGGGATCAGAAGAAATTGATTGGGATATGATTTTAGGGTTGATTGCTCCCATATAGTCGCGTATGACTGTTTCGTCATAACCAAGGGAGATACGACATGACGATATGTGCGAGACCGCACCTGAACGGGAACGACGCTAAGGATTTTGCTGCGACCAGCGCGCTAATTTCTAACGCTGCCGAAGAAATGGAGACCGCACTGCGATATCTGGTAGGAACCCCGTTTCACGGCAGGAACTACCAGAGCAGGCACTCGCCTAATTTAAGCCGGGCGAATGATATGGAAATTGCGCATGAAATGTTTGAGGCGGTTTCCAAAATGCGGGACCTAGCCCGCGATCTGGCCATTGCGTCGATGGAGGATCAATAATGTTCTTCCTGTTCAATTGGATTTCACGGTTGATCTATGGTGCAGAGACCATGGAGCGTGCGGAGCGAATGGTGCAGCAGAGACGCAGGCCCCGACGACGAAGATAATTTTCTAAAAAAACATGTTGACTGCCAGAACGGCCTATGCGATAAAGCGCGTAGGCCGTTTGTTTTGAACGGCCGACCAAGGGAGAATAATATCATGACTTACGTTACGAACGCATTCCAGCATGGCATCGGCAACGCTCAGGTCTCGAGCCAGTGGTTCAGCCGCCCGGACGATCAGAAGTTTCTGTCGCTGGACGATATGCTGGCGTTTAAAAAAGTCGATGCTAGTCGAATGACTAGCCGCATCGTTGACACTCACAAGATGCAAGTGCTTGGCGACGTTAACGAAGGCAGCCCGACGGCAGGCGAAATCACCATCGAATACCGTGACGACGCTAATGGTGAGCACCACAACGCCCCGACCAATTGGTCGTTCGGGCAGCTCGCGTCGCTGTCCGGCGCGCCTGCGGGATATTTGCGGGACCTGCCCGCACCGCTGGCCGCCGACTGTATCCAATGGGGTCTGCGTTATAACCGGAACCGGGAACTGGTGAAGGTTTACGGTAGCCAAACAGAAGGCGGAGAATTGCGGGCCGCAACCGGCCCCGACTATGGCCGCATATTCGATTGGGAGATATTGGAACCAATCAAGCAGTTGGTTGACGATAGCGGCGGGCGCTGGAAAGTTCCCGGCATGATGACCGGCAGCCGCGACGGCATGGCCGTTTATGACCCCGACGTGCCGGTTACGTTGGAGACCACAACGTTGTTTGCCAGCGACCGCGACGTGTTTGCCTTTTTGGTCGATGATCGCAACCCCATCGAAGTCGGCACGTTGGCGAACGGCGAACCGGACCTGATGTTCCGGGGGTTCTATGCCTGGAACAGCGAAACAGGTTCCAAGACCGCCGGGATTGCGGCCATGTATCTGCGCGGCGTTTGCATGAATCGGTGCCTGTGGGGCGTAGAAAACTTCTCAGAGATTAAGATCAGGCACACCAAGTTCGCGCCGGACCGGTTCGCGCACGAGGCCGCGCCAGCGCTGCGCAGTTTTGCGCATGGCGAAACAGCCACATTCATTGAGGGCGTCCAGGCCGCCAAGGCCGCCAAGGTCGCACATGATGACGACAGCCGCCTGTCGTTTTTAACCAAGCGCGCAGGATTGTCCGCACGCATGGCGCGGGCCGCTAACGCCCGGCACCTTGAAGAGGAAGGACGCCCGGTAGAAACAGTGTGGGATGCTGCGCAGGCGATCACCGCCATCGCCCGCGACGTTCCGCACCAGGACGACCGCATTCAAGTCGAACGCAAGGCGGGCGCGCTGCTGGATAAGGTGGCCGCCTAGGCGCTGCGCAGCGCCTCACTATACGCCCGCCCGGCCTAGCGCCCGGCGGGCGTTTTTGTTTAAGAGTTAACCAAGCCCGCCCCTGTCTCCTGGGCCGCGCTCCAAACGTACCGGGCCGCCCCTGCGCAGCGCCAGGGCGGTCCATCCCGGCCCCGCCCCGGCCCCGGTTGCCCGGCCCTATCGCATACGGCCTCACGGCCCTCCCCTGGCGGTTTATTATTTTCTTGCAAGTTATCGCATAACATTCTATAGAGTTATATAAGCGCCGCAATTCAGCCGCGCAGGGGAGTTCAAATCATGCTGAAAACTGTAGCCGTTAGCCGCTCAACAAAGACCGCCGGGTGCGCTGTAACCTATCGCGCCGGGGCCGGTGATAGGTTCGGAACCTGCCCGGCAACGTGCGCTTTAAATCCTACCGGCAAAGGCGCGGGCACCGTCGACGCTGATTATTTGGCCGCGATCCTGGACGCTGTACCGCGTCGCGGCGTCTCTTTTACTTATTCGCATTTTGACTTTGCCGAATGGGCGGGCGAATTGCGCGCCGGTCGCACTGTTATTAATTACAGCGCGGATACGTTAGCCGATGCCGATGCTGCGCACGCGGCGGGCGTTCCGGCTGTTACGGTAATGAGCCCCAAGGCATGGCAGCGCGCCAAGCCTTGGGGCGAAACTGGGCGCAATGCCGTCACTCCGGCGGGCGTTCCGGTCGTGCGCTGCCCGGCGGAAATGGGAAAGGGTTTCAGTTGTTCCGATTGCGGCAACGGCGAGCCGCTATGCTCGCGCCTAGGCCGTGATTTTGTTATAGGGTTCACGGCGCACGGTCCGGGCAAGCGAGCCGCTGCCGCTGGCTCGGATGATCCCGGCGGTTGCTATGCCGACGCTGGCAATTGCCGCATCCATTGGAATGCGACCGCCCAGGCCGGGCAGGATGAAAGCGACGCCCAGGCCGTGCGAAAGTTCGCGCGCCGGTTACCGCCTGGCACGATCCTGCGCCACCATGTGGCCGGCGATATCGGGGCCGATTGACGGCGCGCCTGTTATTCGGTAATAACATCATCAGGCCGGGGCATTCCGCCCCGGCCGTAATCAGGGAAAACTGAAATGAAATTTCAATATATACTCGACGACGGCGGGCATTTTCTTCTGTCCGCAACCGATATGTCCGATTTGCTGGACGTAATGCATGGCCGCGCGGCCACTGGTAAGGATCGCCGCGACGAGGTGCCGGTACACCGCGCGAATGATCTAGTCCGCCAGCTCGAGCGCGGGCTGGAGAACATGGAGCGGGAAATAGAGCTATCACTGAACGAGATCCGCGAGCGGCGCGCTTCTCGAGATCTCGAGAACGATTTGGCGGACGATCTAGCCGATTGGGAGCCCGCAATCGACGACTAGTCGAGGCGCTGCCGACGTTAAAACCCCGCCGGGATGATCCCCGGCGGGGTTTTTTTGTGCTCTCTGGTCAATCTCAGCCCAGGATTACCCGGCAATCGTTCACCAGATCGACGACAGAGCACCCTTTTTATCCCCTCCCGCACCATTTTGACGTCGGCAGCGCCTCGAGGTCTGCCCGGCCCGATGTTCCCCCGGCCCTACATCCGCCGGCCCGATCTGCCCGGCCCGATGTTCCCCCGGCCCTACATCCGCCGGCCCGATCTGCCCGGCCCGATGTTCCCCAGGGTCCCCCGGATATCGGGTCATTCTGCTACCATCCCATGACATGGGCGCCCGCCCACGGCGCGCGGCCCCCTGGGCCGACCAGCGGGTGCTAGGGCCATGTTTCTCACAAATATTCCCATAAAAAATGATATGGTGTACTATTATAAGGTACTAATCGCATATAAATAACTTTGGGGGCCCCTATGAAAGCACCGCGGACCGCGGCCTTAGATGAGAAAGAATTGAAGCTTCGTCTAAGGCTCGCGCAGCTTGAGCAGAATGAAGCTTGTCGAGATAATTTTTTAAGTTTTGTGAAGACGGTTTGGCCTGAGTTCATTGCTGGCCGTCATCATAAGATTATAGCGGAGAAGTTGGAGCGAGTAGCGAGCGGTGATTTAAAGCGTTTAATTATTAACATGGCCCCGCGGCACACGAAGAGTGAGTTTGCGTCATTTTTGTTTCCGGCGTGGATGATGGGCCGCAGTCCGCGAATGAAGATCATTCAGGCGACGCACACGACGGAGTTGGCTGTAAATTTTGGCCGTAAGACGAAGAATTTGATTGAGAGTGATGAGTACAAGGAGATTTTCCCGAAGGTTAAGTTAGCGTCGGACAGCAAGGCGTCTGGTCGTTGGGACACGTCATCTGGCGGGATGTATTATGCGGTTGGTGTGGGTTCGAACTTGGCGGGACGCGGTGGTGATTTAGTAATTATTGACGATCCGCATTCAGAGCAGACGGCTATGTCGAATGCTGGTTTTGAGGATGCTTGGGAGTGGTATACGGGCGGACCTCGTCAGCGTTTACAGCCGGGTGGCAGCATAGTTTTGGTTCAGACGCGTTGGTCTGAGAAGGACATGACGGGTCAATTAGTTCGTGCGATGGCGAAGGACCCTTTAGCGGACCAGTGGGAGATTGTTGAGTTACCGGCGATATTTGAGGATGGTTCTCCGTGTTGGCCGGAGTATTGGAGTTTAGAAGATTTAACCGCGGTCCGCGCATCAATACCTCCGAGCAAGTGGAATGCTCAGTATCAGCAGAATCCGACGGGTGAGGAGAATGCGATCATTCCACGGGAGTGGTGGAAGCGTTGGGATAAGGACCGGGTCCCTCAGTTAGAGTATGTCATACAGAGTTACGACACGGCTTTCAGTAAGCGTGAGACTTCGGATTACAGTGCGATAACGACGTGGGGTGTATTTTATCCGAATGAGGGTGGGAGTGGTCCCAATTTAATATTGTTAGACAGTAAGAAGGGCCGTTGGGATTTTCCGGATTTAAAAAAAGAGGCTTTAGATTTGTATAGGTTTTGGGAGCCGGACACGGTTATCATTGAGGCTAAGGCGAGTGGTTTGCCGTTGACGCAGGAGTTGCGGAACATGGGCATTCCGGTAGTAAATTTCACGCCTAGTAGGGGTAATGACAAGGTTTCGCGAGTACACAGTGTGAGTCCGTTGTTTGAGGCGGGCATGGTTTGGGTCCCTGACGAGACTTGGGCGGATGAGATGATTGAGGAGGTGGCGGCATTTCCCAATGGGGAGTATGATGATTTGGTTGATAGTATGACGCAGGCTTTAATGCGGTATCGTCAGGGTAACTTTATTCAGTTGCCGGTGGACGACTGGGAAGATGACGCAACATCTGTTAAGGTGCGTGCGTATTATTAAGGGTTTTTGTCTAATGGACCGATACCGATTACAAGACTCGGAAATTGACAAAGCGATCGAAGGGGGTGGTAGCCGTGTAGATTTAGGTGCCGGTGCTCCTCGGCCCACGGACCGTGGTTTTTCTGTAGGGATTCCGGGTTTAGCCGGTTTTGGTGTTAAACCAGAGATGTTTGCGGAGGGTTTTTTTGGGCGTGAGAGCCCGAGAGACGGTTTCACGGTTAGTCAAAGTGGCGGCGGTGGTAAGTTTGGCGCAACGGTTGTGGGTCCTGACGGCCATAGGTTCACAGCAGGTGTTCCGTTGAATTACCTCAGTGGCGAAGTTGAGTTCGGTGACGAATTACAAGCTCAAGGTGCCCCGGAAAACATAGAATTTGGCACGAACGGCATTGAGCGGGGGCCGATTGAGGGTAAATATGAGTCTCCGGGAGGTTTCAGTGCAAGCGGCTCTTATGATCCCAGAACGGGTGAAGGTGGGTTTTATTTAAACAAGGCTTTTAAGTTTGAAGATGGCGGCGCGGTTGGCGGCATAGGTCCGTATTTGGATCAGTTGGAAGAGCCTAGAAGGTTCGCGAACGGCGGTCGGATCAGCATGGAGCCCGCGCGTTATTCGGGTCCTATAACGACTTTGGCTCCGGTGTTTCAGAGACAAGGGTCGTTCGGTTCGGGTATTGGCGGACTTTTCGACAGTCCAGTAAGTTCCGCCGCGGACCCGGTTAGTGCAGAGGTATTGCCGGACGGTTTAACGGGTTCCGGAGATGGCGGTGGTGGCGGTTATGGGGACCCTGACCCCTCGGCGACGGGTCCATCGCAGCCAGGAGGTTTGGCGGATTTAGCGGGCTATGCCGCGACAGCACTTGGTATGACGACGGGCCTTGGTGCTGTCTCGGCTATAGCAAATGCAGTTTCTCACGCGACAACGGGAAAAAGCATATTCGGTCATATAACGGACATGCTAGGTTTTGGGGATGATGCTCCCGCCGACCCTGGTATGGAAACTGGTCATAGCGCGGGCATGGGTATTTCCGGCTATGGCAGTGATGACACCGGGAATACGGGGGATGATGCTCCAGGGCCAGGGGGTAACGAGGGTGCTGTCGGCGGTACAGGTAACGATGACGATGGCGACGACACCGGAGGTGGAGATGGCGACGACGGTGGACCGGGTGAAGGTGACGACGGTGGCCCGGAAGGGTTAGCGGACGGCGGCGTTGCAGGTTTGTCCGCGGCCCGTGAGTTTAAGGATGCGGGCACCTTCCCGGACTTTATGGCCGCTCGTTTAGGGTCCATGGACCGTCGGGATGACGCGGTAGCCCGTAAGCTTCTGGGCGGAAACGCGTCCTCACAAGTTTTGGATCAAGCTAGTCGCATTCTTAATTCTTCGAGCGATCCGATAAGGACCTTTGCAGACGGGGGTTCTGTTCGATCTCAGAGGTTGCCCCCTCGCAGGCCGCCCCTTTTAGGTGGTGTTCCAGAAGTTTCGCCGAGCCCCGAATTAGTTCGTATGGCGGATAATGAGTTTGTTCATACGGTTGACCCTTACATTACAAACCCCATTGCACGTATGGAGCTTTTGCGTCGCACGGCCAATCCGGGAGTTTACGAGGGCGAAGAATTTTCCCCGAACAACGAGCCGACTAGTATTTCGGACTTTTTAAGCGTACGTCCGGTCCTAGACAACGAAAACGACGTGAGCCAAAACTTCTATTTGGGTCCGTTGCGTAACCGCGGCGCAAGCCTAGCCGAACTTAAAAAGCGATTGGCACCCGGTGTCCGCGGAGCGAACTTTCCAACACCCAAATCGTTGACCGGGTCTGAAACCGGAATACTTCTTAATCAGACCGCTCCCCCTTTCGTAGAAAAATACCACAGAGACCCGGATACGGGACAAATATCTTCTGAAGTTAAAACCGTTTCTCAAGCGGAAACGCTGCAACACGAACTAATCCATGCTGGATTAAGTCACCTTCGAATTACCGCGTCCGATCCCAACTCTCCTCCTTATGTAAGCGTAAAAGGTAAAGATTCGGCCTTGGGCAGGATTTTGCAACCAAATCCAGATAAGAGGCCCAGCGTTTCTAACGATCACTTGGCGTACATAAATATTTTAGACGTAGCCTCCGCAATTAAATCGGGTAGTTTAGACCCGACGGACGAAGAACAGCTAGATACTTGGGGCTTCCTAAACGGAAACAGTGTTTCCGCCATGCAGGCCGGGATTGAATTATCGAGGGATCGCTCGTCGGAAGAAGACAAGGGCTTGAGGATACCCGAAAAGTATCAAGTAAAGGAGATCAGTTTAGAGGCGGCTAAGGAGTTAAAAAAAGCGGAAGAAGAGCTTATGGAACAAATTAAACCTGTCTTAAAAAGAGACGGTTTTTCCCAAGCGCATATTGAGGCCGCTTTTGGTCCGGAAGAAGAAACCTATTTCCTCAGGTTATTACGGTCCGCCTCGGACTTGTTTTCTATAGAGACCTTTGCAGACGGGGGTTCTGTTCGATCTCAGCGGTTGCCCCCGGACAGGCCGCCCCGTTTAGGTGGTATCTCACGCGTTCCGCGTCGAGATTTAGTTCGTCTAGCGGACGACGAGTTTGCTCACACTGTGGCTCCGCACATCGAAGGTAGTCCTTTAGCTTCTGCGGAACTTATGATGCGTCAGACAAGACCGGGATCAGGCGGCTCAGGAACTGAAATCCCTTTATTGTCGGATGATCTTGACGTTCGTCCCGTAACATTACGTCGTTTTACGGATACCCCCCTTCTCGATCAAGCATACCGAGGTCGCCTTCGCCATCTCGATTCGGGAAAGCCTCTTTATGATAGTTCAGATTTTGAGGGGCGCTTTCCGATACCTGTACATGAAGGCTTGCAAGGTTTGATGTACGGGGGAGACAGGTTTAATCCAGAAACTGTGGACCCCAGAGTTAAAGGGGTATTGGTCAACAACATTACAGACCGATACGGAAGAACCCAGGCTGAAGCGTCTGGAGATACTTTAGAGGGTCTCAGTGACGCCGCACGAGCAAACAATGAACGCGTGGCTAGAGTGTCTCGACATGAACTGGAACATGCTTTTTTAACTCGCGCTCGCAACAGTTTATCTGATTATATCAAAACAACGGGTACAGATTCGGCGCTAGGAACTCTTTTGACTACAAATGTTCTTGGAGAAAGAGGCCGCGGCGGAAAAAACGAACACCGGTTTTTGATAAATATATATGACGCATCAAGTCTTGTAGACGATGGTAGGATGGACCCTCGTAACCAAAAACAACTGGACCTGTACTCAAAGATGCACGATTTAAGTAGTGGGGAAATGAAGGCTGCCGTGGCTTTGTCGGAAACCGGGAATGTCGCGGATTTACCTGAAAAATATAAAGACCGTGAATATCAACCTCTTGTTGACCTTGTGCGTCGGGCGGAAGAAGAAGCCGCAACTCAGATAAGGTCTGCGTTAAATTCGGAGGGTTACACCAAAGCTCAAATTGATAGTGCCCTTGGAGCACACGATTTTGAGCGCATGCCAAAAACAAATTTTGTTGGTATGGACTCTACGGGTAATAATGATGACACGAAAAATGTTCTTCGTGCGGAACCGCATTTTGTTGGTATGGACTCTACGGGTAATAATGATGACACGAAAAACCCTGTGAGCCGGTTCCGGCGCTTTAGGGAGACATTTCGGTCGATCTTAGGAGGAATAAACTAATGGCTGAAGAGCGTAACGGCTTTCAAAGCAGCTTAATGGAAACCAGTGTTCCTTCTGAGTTGGACCCAGACGTCCTGGCTGCCGAAATCGAGTTGGAGCTTCCGGGGACTTTGGAAAACGCTTCGTACGAGTTAGAGGACGAAGACGAAGGCCCCGTTGAGGTTGTGGCTTTAGAAGACGGCAGCGTCGAGGTGGACTTTGATCCGTCGGACGAGCGGGGCGAATCCGATGATTTCTACGCCAACTTGGCAGAAGAAATACCGGATCGTGAACTAGGTCGTATTTCCAGCGAGCTTTCTGGGGATTTTGATTCTAATAAGGCGAGCAGGCAGGAATGGGAGGAAGCTTATGCGGATGGTTTGGACCTTCTGGGCTTCACTTACAACGAGCGTACGCAACCGTTTAGGGGCGCTTCGGGCGTCACTCATCCGCTTTTGGCGGAGGCTGCAACGCAATTTCAAGCTCAAGCGTTTAACGAATTGTTACCTTCTTCGGGCCCTGTCCGAACTGTGGTCATGGGTAACGAAACTCGTGAGAAAGTTGCGCAAGCTAGGCGCGTAAAGACTTTCATGAACTATTACATCACGAGTGTGATGGAAGAATATACGCCTGATATGGATCAAATGTTGTTCTACCTGCCTTTGGCGGGTTCAACGTTTAAAAAGACGTATTATGACGAAACGTTAGGTCGCGCGGTTTCTAAGTTTGTCCCGTCGGAGAACCTTGTCGTTCCTTACGAGACGTCTGATTTGGATACATGTCCTAACATTACGCAGGTTGTTCGAATGTCTTTGAACGATTTGCGTAAAAACCAAGTTGCGGGTTTCTATCGTGACGTTGAAGTAAGCCCTGCACAGCAAAACACTTCAGGCGTGGGTCAAGAAATTGATAGAATTGAGGGTTTTGAGCCCAATCAAGTAGACTACGACTGCACTCTTTTGGAGTGTCATGTCGATTTGGACTTGGAAGGTTACGAAGACCTTGACGAAGACGGCGAACCCACCGGAATTAAAGTTCCGTACATCGTAACGTTGTCTCAGGATAACGGAGAGGTGTTGTCTGTTAGGCGGAACTACCAAGAAGATGACACTTTAAAACGTAAAATACAGTATTTTACGCACTATAAGTTCCTTCCGGGCTTCGGCTTTTACGGCCTGGGCCTAATTCACACGATTGGTGGTTTGTCAAGAACGGCAACGTCGGCGTTACGCCAGTTAATTGATGCTGGGACCCTTTCAAACCTCCCCGCGGGTTTCAAAGCGCGTGGTTTGCGCATTCGGGACGATGACGATCCGCTTCAGCCCGGAGAGTTCCGGGACGTGGATGCTCCGGGGGGCGCGATCCGAGATAGTTTGATGCCGCTTCCGTTTAAGGGTCCGGATCAGACGTTATTCAATCTTTTAGGTTTTGTGGTTCAAGCTGGTCAGCGGTTTGCTACGATAACCGATTTAAAGGTTGGAGACGGCAACGATCAAGCTGCGGTAGGTACTACCATGGCGATGCTGGAGCAGGGCTCTAGGGTCATGAGCGCCGTTCACAAGCGCCTTCACTATGCTATGCGCCAAGAGTTTAAGATTTTGGCTCGTGTGATGTCGGAAAGCCTGCCGCAAGAATATCCTTATGCCGTGGCGGGCGACGACCAATCGGTTATGGCTCAAGACTTTGATGACCGCGTGGACGTAATTCCTGTGAGCAATCCGAATGTATTTAGTCAGGCTCAAAGGATTGTCTTGGCTCAGACAAAGATGCAATTGGCGTCACAGGCCCCGGAAATTCACAACATGCACGAAGTGTATCGTGACATGTACGAGGCTTTAGGCGTATCGGACGTAGATCGTTTAATGAAATCTATTCCGGCGGAAATTCCCGAACCGTTGGACCCGGCTCAAGAAAACATCAACGCTTTAGATATGTTGCCGTTGAAAGCTTTTGAAGGTCAGAACCATCAAGCTCACATCACCTCGCATTTAATTTTTGCGAGCAGTGCCTTGGTTGGTCAAGCACCCCCGATAGCTATGAGCCTACAGAAACATATTATGGAGCATGTGCGGATTGCAGCGAGCGAGAGGTCTGTGTCTCAGTACATGCAGCAAGTTCAACAGCGCGGTGGTCAGGTTGCAAACGAAGACGAGATGCTACAGATAGAGCAGCAAACGGCTCAATTTATTGCAGAAGGTTTGCAGCAAGTAAAAGAACTTTCTGGTCAGCTTTCCGGGGCTGGTGCTCCGGACCCTGTGGTTCAGCTTAAGGAGAAAGAGCTGGAACTTCGGGCGCAGTCCGACCAGACGGATGCGCAAATCGACCAAGGCAAGTTACAATTAGATCAGCAGACCGCCGAAATGCGAGCACAACAGTTCCAAGAGCGGATTGCAGCGCAGGAGCGTCAAACGCAGGCCCGCATTGATGCGGCAATGGAACGAGAAATTTTGAAACAACAACCTGATGGTGGAGGTATGCCACAATGAAAAAACGCACAGTTCGAGTAAACGGATCGGCCCCTAAAGACCCCCCTAAAGCGGTGCCGTATGCCGACATTAAAGGTCAAGGCCGCATTCCTTACGGAAAGACCGCAGAGGCTCCTATGTTGGGCGATACGCGTAAGGTTATGACTGTCCGTGGTGCAGGTGCTGCCATAAAAGGCAAGAGCTACATTAGCTGTTAGCTCGCACTAGGTTTTTGGAGAAGGCCGATGGGTGAATTAGATTTACGTCTAATACTCACGCTGGCAGGCATGGGCGTGTCGGTGGTCAGCGCTGCTGTGATCGTCAAGACGAAATTGGCGGCGGTGATTGAAACGTTATCCGACATTGAATCCAGGCTGCGGAAATTGGATTCAACGGTGGATCGCCAGCAGGCTCATATGGAGGTTGCTAGCCAAAAACTGAGCGTTTTGAGCGGAATGCTGGCTCCAGATAAGATGGAAGTTCGAGCCAGAGAGGTCGCCACGATGCAGGCTGAAATCTCGGGTCTGAATAGTTCAGTATCGAAGCTTTTGGCAATGCACAATGGCAAGCACCCCCCTTTAAACCAATAAATCAACCACTTAGCGTCAACAGGAGATCAAAATGCTTTCAGCGCTAATCGGTCCAATCACCGGATTGTTGGACAAAGTAATCCCGGACGCCGACACTAAAGCCAAGATCGCTCATGAGTTGGCCACCATGTCAGAGCGACATAGCCAACAGGCACTTCTCCAACAAATTGAAGTCCTAAAGGCGGATGCTAGGGGAAATTGGTTCCAGGCGTCTTGGCGACCCTTGGCGGGCTATGTGGCGGTGTCCGGCATGGCGGTGAATTTTCTGGTCAGCCCCATTGCTGCGGGTTTTGGAGTGTCGATTCCACAGGCCGATATGAGCGTCATGATGCCCCTTCTTTTGGGGATGCTCGGAATTGGGGGAATGAGGAGCTTCGACAAGGTCAAGAAAACTGACACCAAGGTGATTAGCTAATGGTTGCCCGAGCAGCAATTGGTTCTTTGGCCCGTCCGCCGAAGATCAAACACGTCACCAGCATTGGTCAAAGTTTCCGTTCTTTCCCTAAGAACAAACACAAAAGGAAAAATTGGAAAAAATATAGAGGGCAGGGTCGATGAGCAGTCACAATTGGGTACTTTCTGCGCGTTCTAGGGAACGTTTGTTGGGGGTTAAGCCGGAACTTTCGGACACGGTAAAGCGCGCTTTGGAACTAAGCCCCATTGATTTTGGTGTTACCGAGGGCAAACGGTCCATCGAGCGTCAGAAAGAGCTCGTGGCGCGAGGTTTAAGTCAGACCATGAACTCTAAGCACTTGTCGGGTAATGCTGTAGACCTCGTGGCTTACCTGTCGGGACGAGTTTGTTGGGAGATGTCGGCGTACGATGAGCTTGCAGACGCCATGAAACAGGCCGCTAAGGAGACGGGGGTTGCTGTTCGTTGGGGCGGTGCGTGGCAGGTTCGGGATATACGTCTGCACGAAGGTACTATGGAAGATGCTATGAACGCCTACATTGACCTGCGTAGGTCAGAAGGTCGTAGACCCTTCCTTGACGGCCCTCATTTCGAACTTAGTTGAGGGCTTTAAAGAGGATATAACCCATAAAAACACATTTCCTCCTAGCAAGTCTTATAAAGTTGTGTTAAATATGGTTTAGTATACCGCAAGTAAAGGAGTTATCCCATAGATATATCTGTAACAGAATCGGTGCTTCGTATTTTAAAAGACCGGCGAGAAGGCTGCATTTCTTACATGTCGGCCGGTAATTTAAAATCTATGGAGCACTATCGTGAGCTTATGGGCAACCTAGATTGCCTTACTCATGTGGAACAGGAACTCAAGGGCCTGCTAGAAAAACAGGAGCGATACGATGACTAAAATAGATTTAACCAAAATAGCAAAAAGACTTTCCGAGCCAGAAGTCCCAAAAAAAGCCAATTTGGCGGACGTCTATGTGGAAAGTCCTCGTCTTGACCCGGATAAAATTGGCGAAAGCCTGCTGGATCGAATGCCTAAACCCACGGGGTGGCGCATTTTAATTCTTCCGTATCAAGGAAAGGCCAAGACGGCTGGCGGTGTGTTTCTTCCGGGCTCTGTTCAGGAAAAAAGCCAAATATCCACGCAAGCGGGATACGTCTTAAAACTGGGGCCGTTGGCATACAAGGACTCCGAAAAATTCCCAGACGGGCCGTGGTGCCAAGAAAAACAATGGATCATGTTTGCTCGTTATGCGGGTTCTCGTTTTGAGATTGATGGTGGAGAAGTTCGCATCTTAAACGATGACGAAGTTCTAGCGTCAATTCTTGATCCCGAAGACATTCATCATCTGTAAGGTATTTTTTTATGTCTCAAGACACTAACACGGTCGAATTAGACGTGGGCGACGCGGAAGAGACCGAAATCGAAATTTCCGAAAACAAAACCGAGGAAGAAAACTCTCCTCGGGTTGAGGATTCTTCGGAAAATTTTGAACGTGCAGAAACGGCAACCCAAAAAAGGATTGACCGCCTAACCAAAAAAATGCGGGAAGCGGAACGTCGCGAACAAGAAGCTGTTCGTTACGCTCACGCCGTTCAGAGCGAAGCCACTCAGCTAAAAAGCCAAGTAGAGGCTTTGGACACAAACTATGTTTCGGAATACTCTAACCGAGTTACGTCTGAAATGGAGCGCGTGGAAGAACAACTGGCTCGGTCCATAGAGTTGGGTGATTCCGCAGCCACCGTAGAGGCTCAACGAAAGCTTACGTCTTTAGCGATTCAAGCAGATCGCGCGGCGCAGGCGAAGCTTCAACAAGAAAACTCGCGAAACCAAGCTTTTGCGGCGCAACAATATCAACAGCAACAGCCGCAACAGCAACAGCCGCAAGCGGCAGCCGTAAAAAGTCCTGACGCAAAAGCGGAACAGTGGGCGCTTAGGAACTCGTGGTTTGGTCAAGACGAAGCAATGACTTATGCCGCGTTTGGAATACACAAATCCCTTGTAGAAAATGAGGGGTTTGACCCAAGCGGTTCAGAGTATTACACTGAGTTAGATCGTCGTATCGCTGATAAATTTGGCGGCGGCGCAAAAACCTCCAGCAGGCGGCCCGCTCAAACGGTTGCTGGTGCTTCGCGAACACCAAATGGGCGCACAGGAAAGAAGGTTCGACTCACCCCGAGCCAAGTGGCAATAGCCAAAAAATTGGGTGTGCCGTTAGAAGAATACGCGAAATACGTGAAGGATTAAGAACATGGCCGAGCAAGAAGAATTTTCTGTAGGTTCGTCCGTGGACCGCACTCCTCGCGCAAAAAAAACTCGGGAGAAGAAGGCTATGCGTAAGCCTTGGGCTCCCCCGTCTATGCTCGATTCACCGCCCGCACCGGATGGTTTTAGGCATCGTTGGATTCGCGCCGAAACGCGTGGTTTTGACGATACTAAAAACGTCAGTTCTAAACTCCGGGAAGGTTGGGAACTTGTCCGTAAGGATGAGCACCCTGACTTTGAAGCCCCGGTAGTTGATTCGGGAAAATACGAAGGTGTGTTCGGCGTCGGCGGCTTGCTTCTCGCACGGATTCCGGAAGAGACCATTCAAGAGCGCACCGAATACTTCGGTAATCGTAACCGCGATCAAATGAATGCTGTTGACCACGACATGATGCGCGAGAACGCACATTCCTCCATGCGGATCAGCAATGCTGATCGGCAATCTCGTGTAACCTTCGGCGGCCCTAAATAACAGGTCCGCCCCTTTAGGAGAACAACCAATGGCAAATCAAAGCACTGCCTACGGTCTTCGCCCTATTGGGATGGTTGGCAGCGGTGTAAATTCTACTGGCGTTACTCAGTACGAAATTGCTTCCAACAACACTAACGCTATTTTTCAATACAGCATCTGCGTGCCTCTGGCGGCCGGTGTTATTGACCAAGCGGGTGCCACTTCAGGCGGCACCACACAAGCGTTGGGCGTCCTTATGGGTGTGGAATACGTGGATTCGGTTTCTAAGAAACCAGTCTTTATCAATTATTGGCCCGGCTCCGGCTCGGTTAGTGTTGATACCAACCACCCGGTTAAGGCTTTTGTGGCCGATAACCCCGATCAGCTTTTCAAAGTTGCTTCAGATGCGTCCCTTACGGACCGTGCTACGGCTCTTGCGGCGGTATTCGCCAATGCGTCCTTGGGCACGTCGGCTCGTACGGGTTCGACGGACACTGGCTCGTCTAACAGCGCGCTTAGTGTTTCTTCCGTAGCGACGACAGCAACGCTACCGCTTCGAGTTGTCGGCATCATGGACGATGCTGCAAACTCCGATTATGCGGCAGCGGGTATTCCGCTGATCGTTCGTCTAAACGCGCACTTTAACGCTGGTTCTCGGAGGTTTGATTCTCAAACCACCGCAGATTCCACCGGCATTTAAGGAGGGCTAAGAAATGGCTATTTCTCGCGCACAACTTGCGAAAGAGCTTGAGCCCGGCCTTAATGCGCTGTTTGGTCTTGAGTATGATCGTTACGAAAACGAGCACGCTGAAATCTTCGAGGAGGAGTCTTCGGACCGCGCCTTTGAAGAAGAAGTGATGCTTGGTGGTTTCTCCACGGCACCTGTTAAGAGTGAAGGCAACGCCATCACTTTTGATGATGCTCAGGAAACGTATACCGCTCGGTACACGCACGAAACCATTGCGCTGGCATTTTCGGTTACTGAGGAGGCTGTTGAAGACAACCTCTATGACCGTCTTGCCTCGCGTTACACCAAGGCTCTGGCCCGCTCTATGGCTCAGACCAAGCAGATTAAAGCGGCTGCCATCCTGAACAATGCGTTCACGGCGGGTGCTTCTGCAATTGGTGACGGCGCAGCGCTTTGCTCCACGGCGCATCCAAGTCTTTCTGGCAATCAACGTAACCTTCTTTCCACGGCGGCTGATCTTAACGAGACGTCCCTGGAACAGATGCTTATTGATATTGCGGGTCTGACGGACGAACGTGGTCTGAAGATTGCTGTTCGCGGTATGAAGCTCATTATTCCAAAAGAGCTTCAGTTCATTGCGGAACGAGTTATCAACTCGAACCTTCGCTCTGGTACTGCCGACAACGACCTTAATGCCATGAAGACCATGGGTATGCTTCCTGACGGCGCGGTAGTTAATCACTTCCTCGTTGATACGGACGCATTCTTCATTAAGACCGACGCTCCAAACGGTTTCAAATACTTCAATCGCTCTCCGATTAAGACGGCGATGGAAGGTGATTTTGACACCGGCAACATGCGTTTCAAAGCGCGTGAGCGTTACAGCTTCGGTGTTTCCGATTGGCGTTCTGTGTTCGGTACTCCCGGCGCAGCGTAAAACGACAGGTTTTACCTGCCGTCGAGAAGGGGCTTCCCGAAAAGGGGGGGCCCCTTCTTTTTTGTTTACTTTCTTGTTAGAATGACACTTGTGGGCATTAAAAAAGCTTTGCAGACAGGTCCCTGCCCTCCTGACGTTGCACAGACTGCAAGGCAAACCCTTGTGCATGAGGTGAAGATATGGCTTCGACAACGTTTTCTGGTCCAGTCCGTTCTGAGAACGGATTTCAGACAGTTTCCAAAAACGCGACTACCGGTACTATTACGGTCACCAGCGGCAGCAAAATGGCCGTGGAGGCCGAAGCTGGTGCGGGTATTGAAGGCACCGCGGAAACTTACATCACGCAGGTGGAGCGCTTTAAAAGCGACGTAGACACTAACGTCAACCTCGTTAAAACCACTATTATGCTAGACCTTACCGGTCTTCAGTCCACCGCCGCCGGTGACATTATCGGCAAGAACGGCTCGGGCGTAGCATACTTGGGTCAGGTTACGACGGCCAATTCGGGTGTTGTCTTTGGCGTTACGATGGAGTGTTTTGAAGCTCCGGCGGGCGGCGACCCAGACATTGACCTCTATTCTGCCACGGAAGCAACTGGCGTTGAGGACAGCCCGATCAGTGATCTAACGGAAACACTGATTATCAACGCAGGTGATGCCGCTGTCGGTACGCGTGTGGCGGGCGGTACTATTGCTGCCGACCAGTACCTGTATTTGGTCGCAGGGTCTACTACGGACGCTGCATATACGGCGGGCCGTCTGGTAATCACCATCTTGGGCTATGACGTAGCCTCGTAAGGAGTGAGTTATGGCAGATACCGTTGCGTCTCAAATTATTGAAGACGGACCGAAATACGCGGTAATAAAGCTTACCAACATTTCGGACGGCACGGGCGAAAGCGACGTGGTAAAAGTAGACGTGTCTGCTCTGGAAAATAGCGCAGATGGCGACGCCTGTTCGGGCGTCGTCATCGAGCGGATTTGGTGGCAGTGTATCGGTATGAAAGTGCAGATACTGTGGAATGCCACTACCAACTTGTTCTGTATTGAATTAGGTGAAAACCAGAGCGGGTCTCACGATTACACGGTGTTCGGCGGACTTACCAACAACTCGGGTTCCGGCAAAAACGGCGACGTTTTGTTTACTACGGTTGGGGCGACTTCGGCGGATACTTACACGGTTATTTTGTATCTCCGTAAAAAGTTCGGTTAAACTGTTTAAAGGTTGGGGCGCGGCTAGGATAAGACAGGCGCGCTCCTTCCCTTAAACAAACGGAGGTAAAACTCTAATGGCCACTACAAAAAACGTTACGCGGACGCCCTCCGGCCGAATAAAATACCGAGGTGAAACATTCGCGGGTTTTAACAAGCCGAAACGAACGCCGGGTAAAAACAAAAAAAGCGCTGTTCTTGCCAAAAAAGGCTCTGAAATTAAGTTGGTTCGTTTTGGCGACCCAAAGATGTCCATCAAAAAAGATCAGCCCAAACGTCGAAGCAATTTCCGGGCTCGCCATTCTTGTGATACCGCGAAAGACAAATTTTCCGCTAGGTATTGGTCCTGCAAAGCTTGGTAAAGTTGTATGGAGTAGGGAATGGCCTATTCGCGCAAGTCTAAAAAATCTTCTTCAAAAAGCAAAGGAAGCAAGATATGCCCGGCAGGCAAAGCCTGGGCAGAGCGTACCTTTGACACATACCCTTCCGCGTATGCGAATATGGCGGCCTCAAAATATTGTAAGGACCCCAACTACGCCAAAAAGGCGAAGGGTAAAAAAAGTGGGTGAACTAAAAAAATGGCGCGACCAAGATTGGGTTAGAATAGGCACGGACGGTAAAATCAAAGGTGCCTGCGGGACGTCTAAAAACAAAAAGAACCCTGACCGGTGCTTGCCCCGCAGCAAAGCGAAGAGCCTCACTCAATCGGAGCGCGCCGCCACAGCTCGTAAAAAGAAAAAGGGAGGCGCAGGGGGGGAAAAAGTTGTTCCCAACACAAAACGCGCAAAAGTAAAAAACATGGCACAGGGTGGCGTTGTTGCGCGGGGTTGCGGGGCGATTATGAACAATCGCCGCAAAGTAACGAAGGGCTCTGTAAGGCAATCATGACCTTAGCTTTTTTGACACCTTCTTTGGATACGGAACAAGCGGTGCATCAAGAGCTTCTAGATTGGTCTTCCGATGTTTTGTCAAAAGCTAGTCCTCACTTTAATGACCTTCCACCGTGCCCTTACGCTCAACAAGCTTGGCTATCCGACAGTGTTTCTGTCATGTTTAAATACGAAAACAACAAGCAATGTCTATACAGCGCGATTTCCCGGTTTGACGATTTGTTTGACCTCGCCATAATTGTAGACTTTAAATTTGACGAAGACCCCAAAGTTTTTCACGATTATCTCGATCAAATGAACGACGTCATTTCTGAGGGCATGTTCATAGACAAGGACATGTGGGTTATGGGTTTTCATCCACATGACGAGGAAAGCGAATTTGTGCAGGACGTGGACTTTGAACCACGCCTAGCAACAGAATATGCGATGATTTTTGTTCAACGCTTATCTAAGTTACAACAGGCAGCAGACAAGCTGGATAAAAAAGGTTATTATAACGTATACGACGATCAATATAACGCCCGTGAAATCTATGAAAAGCGGGACCGTTTTCACAGGAGACTAGAAAATGGCTATGAAACCTAGGCGTTTTAATGGAGGCGGGTCCGTAAGCGGGTCTGAAGGCTCGCGGGTTAACATAGGAGCGGGAGCTAAGGGCTCAACTAGGGGTGCGCCCGATTCTGATATGGGTCCCCGGATTAAGAGGGCCAATAAGCGTCCGAAGCTACCCGATGGCGCGTTTGACCCCACGAAAGGCCCGAAGCCGAAGAAGATGCGTGGCGGCGGCATGGTTAAGAAGAAGCCTGTGCAAAAGATGCGTGGCGGCGGCATGGTTAAGAAGATGCGCGGCGGCGGCATGGTTAAGAAGAAATAAGATGGCCACTTCGGGAAGCACAGATTTTGAGTTAGACGTCGCTGATTATGTAGAAGAGGCGTTTGAACGTTGTGGCGTGGAGGTTCGTACAGGTTACGATCTTAAAACGGCAAAACGTTCTCTCAATCTGTTGCTTGCAGATTGGGCTAATCGAGGCTTAAATCAATGGACCATTAAACAACGTTCGTTAACGCTGGTTGTAGGCGACGGGGAATACGATCTAGGAACAGACGTCATTGACGTGTTGTCTGTGATTGTCCGTCGGGATGGAACAGATTATTCCATGGATCGTCTGAGCCGGGACGAATACCTTACTATTCCTACCAAAACCACGCAGGGCCGCCCTAATCAATTCTTTTTAGACCGTCAGCTCACGCCAAATTTAAAGATTTGGCCGACTCCGGAAAACACCTCGGATGCTGTGATTTACGATGCGCTCACTCGTATGGATGACGCGGATGTTTACACAAATACCATGGATATGCCCTTTCGTTTTTATCCGTGTTTAGCCGCAGGATTGTCGTACTACTTGTCTTTGAAACGCGCTCCAGAGCGCACTCAACTCTTAAAAGCCGTATATGAGGAGGAGTTTCAACGCGCGGCCGAAGAAGATCGCGACAGGGCCTCCTTTAATGTTGCCCCGAAATATGACTATTACGGGGGCCGATAATGTCAAAGTTTGCACTGGGTAAGAACTCTTACGCCATCTGTGACCGTTCGGGATTCCGATATCCTTACAGGGTTATGCTGAAGGAGTGGAACGGTCTTTTGGTGGGCCCGGATCAATATGAGCCAAAACACCCTCAATTGGGTCCTTTTCGAAAGGTGTCTGATCCCGAGGCGCTTCGCGATGCGCGACCGGATCGTATAGAACCCCTGGATGTTTACGTGGGTTTGCCCTTAATAGAGGACCCCACCCTTCGGCCCTGCCCCGGTTTTGGTCAGGTCGGCTTAGTAACGGTGAGCACGCCATGAGTTTCACATACGATCAGCTAAAACAGGCCGTTCAAGACTACACCGAAAACGACGAAACGTCTTTCGTTAACAATCTTCCGGTGTTTATCCGTCAGGCCGAAGAGCGCATTCTTAAAAGCGTGCAATTGAGCTTTTTTCGCAAGAACGTGACGGGGAACATGACCTCGTCCAATAAATATTTGGCCGTTCCCAGCGATTTTTTGGCTCCTTTTTCGCTTTCGTTTGTAGATTCAAACAGTGACCACGTCTTTTTGGATTTTAAAGACGTAGATTTTGTTCAGTCTTTTCACCCAAACTCCGCAACAACCGGAAACCCTCGGTATTATGCTGTTTTTGACGTGGACAACTTCGTTTTAGGTCCTACTCCGGACTCCGCCTACGCCGTGGAATTACACTATTTCTACAGGCCCGCCAGCTTGACAGCAGGGTCCGGTTCGGGAACTACGTGGTTAAGCGAAAATGCAGAATTAACCCTTTTGTATGGAACCTTGATTGAGGCATATATCTATATGAAAGGTGAACCGGACATTATGGCTCAATACGAAAAACGGTTTGTAGAAGCAATTCAGGGCCTAAAAATGTTTGGGGAAGCCAAAGAGGTTACCGACGAATATAGGACCGGAAAGGTGATTAGGCCCAAACAATGACGGTAGGAACTATGCAGCTAAATCGCGGTTTTCATGTTGAAGTTAAAACCACGTCTCATCGCGGTTTTGACCCGGAAGAAATAGCCGAAATGGCGGCGGACAAAATTATTTCTATTTCTGACGAAGCTGATCCGGTCATCCGGGACCAAGCTAAAGCGTTTCGTGAGAAGATAACGTCGGTTTTAGCTTTCTACATGCGTCAAGCGGTAAAAAGTGATAGAACTACCGTATACAACGCGTTGAATGACGCAGGCCATAAAGATTTGGCCGAAATGATAAGGAGAATGTGATATGGCCTTTTCGGGTAATTTCATGTGCACCAGTTTTAAGAAAGAACTTTTGGAAGCCGTACACAACTTCAAAAACTCTGGTGGCAGTACCTTCAAAATTGCGCTGTATACCAACAGCGCAAGCTTCACGGCGGCCACAACCGCTTACACAACTTCGAACGAGGTTAGTGGTACTAACTACACGGCTGGCGGAAACACTTTGACGCGAGTGGACCCTTCAACTAGCGGCACCACCGCTCTCACTGATTTTGCGGATACGACTTGGAGTTCCGCCACCATAACGGCGCGCGGAGCCTTAATTTATAACGATTCTGCGTCTGGTGACCCCACTGTGGTTGTCCTTGATTTTGGATCAGATAAAGCTTCGACTTCCGGCGACTTTTCGGTTGTTTTCCCGGCCGCAGACGCAAGTAATGCCATTATCCGGATAGCCTAATGTCGGGCATTGTCGTCCCCCTTGGCGGCTGGGGCCGCTCTGGCTGGGGCGCAATGCCTTGGGGCCAAACGGACCTACCTAAAGCCACCGGCTCTGTAGGTTCTGTTTCGGTCACGGCGGATGCTATTACCGCTGTCACGGGTGTAGCTGCCACCGGCTCTGTAGGTTCTGTTTCGGTCACGGCGGACGCTATTACCGCTGTCACGGGTGTAGCTGCCACCGGCTCTGTAGGTTCTGTTTCGGTCACGGCGGACGCTATTACCGCTGTCACGGGTGTAGCTGCCACCGGCTCTGTAGGTTCTGTTTCCGTAGGTATTTTTGTTACGGTAAACGTAACGGCACCTAGCGAGGCTCAGGGTCAGGTTGGTTTGGCAACTGCTGCGGCAAACGCGGACGTTTCCGTCACAGGCCTAACCGCCGACGGGCTCGTGAATCAGGTGCTGGTGTATGGTCAGATTGTTCCAGACCAAAATCCGGGGTATAATGAGGAAACTCCGGTTCAGACTCCGGGGTATTCAGAGGCCACTCCGGTTCAGACTCCGGGGTACTCTGCGGAAACTCCGGTTCAAACTCCGGGGTATTCAGAGGCCAGCCCCTCCCAAAACCCCGACTGGGTTCAAATTGCAGCATGAGGTGTTAAAAAATGCCAAGCACATATACGCTTAACAACGGTATTGAAATAATTGCTACCGGAGAGCAGTCGGGTACGTGGGGCGACACGACCAATACTAACTTTGAGCTGGTGGACACGTCATTAGACGGACAAGTTTCTGTAACGCTTGCAGCCACGGGAAGTTCCGGTTCTCCGAACACGTTGCCCGTTAGCGATGGGGCGGCCTCCAACGGTCGCAATCGTTTGGTTATTTTTGGCGACGGGGGAGATTTGGGGGGCACCGTTTTTGTTCAGCTTACTCCGAATGACGCCGAAAAAATTGTGTATGTTCGTAACAACCTGTCAGGCTCGCGCAGCATACTCTTGTTTCAAGGGACGTATAACTCCAGCAATGACTACGAGGTTCCCGCGGGAACGACCGCCGTTGTTTTCTTTAATGGTGCGGGCTCTGGTGCGGTAGCGGCAAACGTCTTTAACAACGCGTATTTTGACGCAATTACAACCACTACGGTGGATACCACGAACATTGAGGTTACTAACCTAAAAGCTAAGGATGGAACCGCCGCGGGTTCCATCGCAGATAGCTCCGGTGTAATCACCATTGCGTCTTCTGTGTTGACGACCACCGATATCAACGGGGGGACCGTAGACGGCATTACGTCGTTGTCTATGCCAAGTGGCACTGTAGACATTCAAGCTACGCATCCTACCGGCACCTCAAACGTCGGTTTTGGTAGCGGCACCTTTGCTAACATTGAGGCTGGTGGTACTCTTAATACGGCTATGGGTGTTAACGCCCTACAAGATTTAACTACGGGTGACAGTAACACAGCTATTGGGTATCTGGCCGCTTCTAATAGCACAACAGCAATTGGAACTACCGCAATTGGTAGAAACGCTATTGGCGTCGGCGTTCTTACTGGCAATTATAATACGGCTCTTGGCTACGCAGCAGGTCAAGATTTAACCAGCGGCACCTTTAACTTTTTTGGTGGCTACGCAGCAGGCGGTAACGCAACTACTGCCGATGAGACTGTCGCTATTGGTAAAAACGCTATTGCCTCAGGTGTTCTTACTGGCGCTTATAATACAGCTATTGGCACAAGCGCTGGCAACGATTTAACCAGCGGCGCATACAACAACTTTATCGGCTTTTCAGCCGGCGCTAACGCAACTACTGCCGACAGTAATGTTGCTATTGGTAGACAGGCTATTGGCTTAGGCGTTCTTACTGGCTCAAATAATGTTGCTATTGGTTATCAAGCTGGCTACGATTTAACCAGCGGCGATCACAACATTCTTTCGGGCTTTCAAGCCGGCTCTAACGTAACGACAGGTTCGGGAAACATATTTCAGGGCAACGAAGCGGGGGAATTTGCAACTACTGCTAGTTATGGCATCGCTATAGGTTATGAAGCCATTGGCTCAGGTGTTATGACTGGTGATAATAACATCGCTATTGGTCGAATAGCCGGTCATGATTTGACTAGCGGCACCTTCAATAATTTTATGGGCTATTTCGCTGGCGCTAACGCAACTACTGCTTCAAATACAATTGCTATTGGTAGTAGCGCAATTGGTTTAGGTATCCTTACTGGCACTGCTAATATCGCAATTGGAGAACAGGCGGCCTACGATTTAACCAGCGGCGCTTACAACAATTTTATGGGTTTGCAAGCAGGTTATAACGCAACTACTGCCGATAACACTGTCGCTATTGGTAGAGCGGCTATTGGCTCAGGTGTTCTTACTGGTGACAACAACGTCGCTATTGGTTATCTAGCCGGTTATGATTTAACTAGTGGCGGAAGTAACTTCTTTGGTGGCGTACGTGCGGGGCAGACCGTAACTACTGGCGATAACAATGTTGCTATTGGTGAAAGCTCGCTTGGCGGTGCGGCTCTAACGGGCGACCGTAACATCGCTATTGGTTATCAAGCGGGCTACGATTTAACCAGTGGCACTTACAATGACTTTTCTGGCTATCGAGCAGGTTTTAATTTAACAACCGGCTCATACAACATACTTCAGGGTCATCAAGCAGGCAATAACGCAACTACTGCTAATTATGGCATCGCTATAGGTTATGACGCAATTGGCACTGGTATTATGACTGGTACTGATAATACCGCTATCGGTCGATTAGCAGGTGATGATTTAACCAGCGGCACATACAATACTTTTATAGGTTATACAGCAGGCCGAAACGCAACTACTGCTAATAACACCGTCGCTATTGGTAGAAGCGCCATTGGCTTCGGTGTTATGACCGGCACAGATAACACCGCTATTGGCTTTTCTGCCGGTTTTGATTTGACCAGTGGCACCTACAACAATTTTATGGGCTATCGGGCCGGATATAACGCAACGGAAGCCGATAATACTATTGCTATTGGTAGATTAGCAATTGGTTTAGGTGTTGTTACTGGAGGACAAAATATTGCTATTGGATATGAAGCTGGTTACGATTTAACCAGTGGCGGAAACAATGTCACGATTGGATACAGAGCAGGATATGAACTAACAGAAGGGCTTGGTAATACTTTAATCGGTGGTTTTGATGCTGGCGGGGATATAACCACCGGAGATTACAACACGATTCTTGGCTATCAGGCAGGTTCTAAGGCAACTATTGCCAATAGCACAGTCGCTATTGGCCGTAACGCAATTGGCTTAGGTGTTCTTACTGGTGACGCCAACGTCGCTATTGGTCAAAGTGCAGGCTACGATTTAACCAGTGGTGCATACAACGTCTTTATGGGCTTCGTAGCAGGCGGTAACGTAACCACAGGCGCTGACAATACAATTCTCGGCACGAATGCTGGTATCTCACTAACAACCGGCAGCAACAACACCATCATTGGACACGACGCAGCCCCAACATCCGCTAGCGTTTCTAACGAGATCACACTCGGCAATGCGTCTATTGCGACCATCCGCGCTCAAGTTACGTCCATCACAGCACTGTCGGATCGCAGAGACAAGAAGGACATCAAAGACCTGTCCGTTGGTCTGGACTTTGTTAACTCGCTGAACCCCGTCGAGTTTACGTGGAATATGCGTGACGGTGCTAAAGTTGGCCAGAAGGAAGCAGGATTCATTGCTCAAGAATTAGATGAAGCGCAGCAGGACGCAGGCGTTGAGGAGCTTATGAACCTTGTGCTAAAGACCAATCCAGACAGGCTTGAAGCCGCCCCAGGTAAATTGATCCCAGTCTTGGTTCGAGCCATCCAAGAACTGTCTGATGAAATTAACATTCTGAGAGAGAAACTAAATGACTGACGCTGAGAAAAAAACCATCACGGTCAACGACAAGTTTTACAATGTCAAAGACCTCAGCGAGCAAGAGATTGTTATGGTCAACCATGTGGCTGATCTGGACCAAAAGCTGATGGCTGCCCGGTTCAACGTAGATCAATTGCAAGTCGCTCGTGATTCGTTTGTCGGCATGTTAACTAACTCACTTGAAAAGGAATAAATCTATGCCAGAAGAAGAAATCGAAATGACGGCAGAAGATATTGCGCGGCACTACAGTGCGTCGATGGACTCTGTAAACCTCATTAACGCTGTGCTGGCATCGCCTGACGACTACGCAGATGACCCCACAGTGCTTCAACGCAATATTGACCACCTCAAAGGCACCATCGTCCGTGACATCTGGACGACGGAAGACATGACGCCTTTCAATGATGCGATTGCGGCGGGTGAGGCTGCATAACGAGGGGTCCCTTAGCCGCTTTTTAAACGACAACAGCGAGCCCGTGCGATGCCATTCACAAAACTGGAGTTCCGGCCCGGCGTAAACCGCGAAACAACTTCGTACGCAAACGAAGGTGGGTGGTTTGATTGCGACAAAGTAAGGTTCCGTTTCGGTGCTCCGGAAAAAATAGGGGGCTGGACACCTACCACCTCTTCTTATTTTTTAGGGACTTGTCGCGCATTGCACCCTTGGGTAGCCCTAGACGGCTCTAACTATCTAGGTGTGGGAACGAACCTTAAATATTATATTAACGAAGGCGGCGGGTATAATGACATAACGCCTGTTCGCAGCACGACTTCTGCGGGAGACGTAACTTTTTCCACCAAGGCCAACACGTTAAACGGCGATGTCGGCGTAGATGACACCTCTATAACGCTTACCAGTGGGTCCGGGTTCCCGGCCAATGGCGTTATTAAAATCAATTCTGAAATAATTTTTTATACCGCTCTTAGTGGAAACGTTCTTTCAGGGCTGACTAGGGGGTATTCAAGCACAACGACTGCTAGTCATTCTTCGGGTGCCGCGGTGACCTGCGCAACCTTAATAGTTACGGACACGGATCACGGAGCCCTCGAAAATGATTTCGTAACCTTTTCCGGAGCGGCGTCTTTAGGCGATCAAATTACAGCCGATGTCTTAAACCAAGAATATGAAATCCGCGCCGTGATTAGCGCAAACTCTTATTTGATAGATGCTCGAGAGGTTTCTTCCGTAAACGCTATATCTACGTCCACGGGATATTCTCCAGTGTTTGTGTTTGCCACAACGTCGGATTCCGGTTCGGGCGGAAGTTCCACGGTAGGGGCGTATCAAATAAACTCTGGTTTGGACAGCAGCGTTTTTGGAACAGGGTGGGGAGCCGGAACGTGGGGCCGTGGAACGTGGGGATCGGGCTCGGCGTTAACAGCAAGCGGTGCGACGTTGCGGATTTGGAGCCACGATAATTTTGGTGAAGACCTGTTGTTTAACGTTCGGGACCAGGGGATTTTTTATTGGGATAAAACTAGCGGGCTTTCTGCGCGAGGTGTGGAGCTTTCCAGTTTATCTGGCGCTAACACCACTCCCACAATAGCTAAAAAAGTTTTGGTTTCAGATGCGGACCGCCACATCATTGCTTTTGGTTGTGACCCGCAAAATAATATAGGCGTTCAAGACCCGCTTTTAATACGTTTTTCCTCGCAAGAAAGTTTGACGGACTGGGAGTCTACGGCAACCAACACCGCAGGTGATCTCAGGATAGGTTCCGGATCAAAGATCATAACTGCGATAGAAACACGTCAACAAGTTTTGGTGTTTACAGACACGTCCTTACACGCCATGCAGTTTCTGGGGCCTCCGTTTACTTTTGGCATAAATACCATTTCTGAAAACATCACGACGGCGGGGCCCTTGGCGGCTGTTGCTGTTGAGGACATGGTATTTTGGATGGGTGAGGAAGAGTTTTATATTTACGCTGGCGGCGTTCAAAGGCTTCCGTGTACCATACGGGATTACATTTTCTCGGACATAAACGAAAACCAACTTGAAAAAGTCACGGCAAGCACCAACACTTCTTTCTCCGAAATTTGGTGGTTTTATCCGTCTTCAACGAGTTCCGAATGCGACCGTTATGCGGTGTATAATTACCAACAAAAGATTTGGTATTATGGTGTTTTAAATCGCACTTGTTGGCTGGACCGCGGGATAAACGCGTATCCTATTGCGGCGTCGACGGACCAATCTTTGTATTTCCAAGAGTTTGGTTTAGATGACGGGAGTACCGATCCGGCCACAGGGATTTCCTCCTACATCGAAAGCAGTCAGGTCAGTTTGGGGGCCGGGGACCGTTACATGCTGGTAAGTCGTTTAATACCAGACATGACGTTCCGGGACAGTACCAACGACAGTCCGACGGCCACGATGACGGTTCAAGTTCGGAACTATCCGGGTGGGAACTATACCAACAGCACGGGGTCCTCGGTCCAAAGAACGGCCACGGTTCCGGTAGAACAGTTTACCGAAGACGTCTTCCTGCGGCTTCGAGGTCGGTCCATGGCCTTTAAAATACAGAGCACGGACACCGGCACAACTTGGCGATTGGGGGCACCGAGGGTAGAAATGCGTCCGGACGGGAGACGGTAATGTCTCGAAATCTTGTCCTTCCGTTTTTTCCAATCCCACCAGAAGAATATCGGCCGGGTTATTTTGCGGAAGTCATGCGGTCGTTTAGCGTTTACGCAGAAAACATGCAGAATCCGGGTGAAGGTCGGCACACGAGTTTGGTTTTGACAGCGCTACAAACGGACGATTCTGGATTAGAAAACGGCGCGTTGTTTCAACAAAACGGTTTTGTCAAAGTGGCTTTGATAAATACCCCTCACGTCCGAGGGCAACAAGCCGACGCTGCGGTAGGCTCTGTAACGGTGAGTACACCATGATTAAAGAACAATTAAGCGTGTATTACAGCCGCCCGTGGACGGGAGGCAAAAAAAGAAGTACACTGGTTCAGGTCACGGCACCTGAGAATTTATCTGGAGGCGCGGGTTGATGTCTGCTCAACAAACTGCGGAAATGGAAATGCTTGAGATTCCGGGTGGCGGGATCGGTACTTTCGTTGACGAAGACCTTTATGGAAGTGATGAGCCCGACTTTCCTGTTTCGGGTATTGGTCAGTACACGGAGGTTGCCGATGAGATTGCCGGTCATGGTCGTTTTGGCGACAATGTTGTGGCTCACCTTGAGCGTGGCGAACTTGTAATTCCCAAAGAACTTCTGGACGACGACCCTGCTTGGCGCGACTCCATTTTTACCTATTTGAGTAGCCAAGGCGTCGAAAATCCTGAGCGCTATGTTGTTGGTTCTAACGACAACAGTATTAACCCTGCGACGGGCATTCGAGAGTTTTTCTTTAAGAAAATCTTCAAGAGCATCAAGAAATTCGTCAAAAAAGCAGCTCCCATTGTATTGCCTCTTGTGCTAGGAGCAGGACCATTGGGTCCGGTTTTCGGCAGTGCGTTGGGCAGTGGGATCGCTTCCTTAATTAACGGTAACTCCCTTACCGACTCCTTTAAATCGGCGGCTATTTCCGGTGTGATGGGTGCGGGTTTCGCGGGCCTTGGGTCCATGGGCAGCGGGAAAGGCTTTATGGAAGGGGTAAAAGGGGCGTTTTCACGGCCGGACCTGAGGTTCGAGCAGTTTGGCTCGGGTTTGCGGAACTTGGCCTCTCAAGGAAGCTTTGGTGCTATTTCCGGTTCCCAGGCCGCGCCAGACGCGGGGATATTTGACACCTTTAATTCAGACCTCTTCATGGACGGGACTTCGGATTACAAGGATATAACTAAAACGGCACCTGTTAGAATGGGTCCAACAGATCAATACGGCATGGAACTTGCCCCAAAACCCGGTGTTGTTCAGCGGCAATTGAATGCCATAGAAAAA